CGCATCTGCTGTGAGGCGTTTGGGTATTACTATGATGCCACGACCAATACCTGCCGATGGGATATCGATGGCCCGACCCCACCCGCACCACCTCCGCCCGCCGACTTCGTAAACCCCATCCCCAACTTCGACGGTAGTTTGCCGCGGCCCGTTTCGCCTACCGGAGTCCGTACCCGCACCATAGACCGAGCCTCTGGGGGGCAGGCCCTGGTCGATACGTTCGTCCTGATGGTACAAACTACGGACGCCTCAGCCACGGCTCTATCCAGTCCCGATGGGCGAAGCATCCAAGTAGACTCCAATACCTTGGCCTCTGGAGTCATTCACTTGAGCTGTGCCAATGCACAAGCCACGGACCGCTTCGAGAGCAAGATGGAGACCTTCCGCTTCCTTGCCAATGGTCACGCCGGGACGGTCACCATTTCGGCCACGTCGGGTACCTCTGAGTCTTCAGGTTCTCCCGGCACTCGCCGACTGACTGCGGCCATAGCAAATGGGGTTCTCACTATCAGCGCAAACGGAGACGCCTCGACCACCATTCAATGGATAGCCCACGTAGAGATGGTGAGGATATACACGCAGGCAGGAACATGAAGCAAAATATTTTTGTGCTTGTGCTTGTATGTGCAAAAGATAGTCGTATATTTACACCATCAGAAACGCACAAAACAAAGCAACCATGAAACTTAAGTTTAAAACCTACGATTATCTCGCCAACGTCTGGGAATACGCAGAGGCACATGACGGCAACTATCATATCCGTTACGGGCTGATGAAGCTAGCGAAGGATTGGTCTTGTAGTTTGCGCATTTGGCATACTGACCCGAAAACCGGGATGCGCTCGGAGGTTGGATATGCGACGTCTGAGCAGGTTAAGAAGCGTGACGGACAGGCTTGGGTCATGGACGAGTTAACCAATCAAATGAAGAACTTGCAAATAATGAACGCATGAAAGACCCGGAATGGTGGGACCAGGTAATGGAGAACCACCCACCCCAATCGAATTGGTTGCTTGATTAAAGAATCCCCGCTTCGGCGGGGCTTTCTATTTTGGTACATGAAGCAATACCTCGACGACATAGGGCAGGCAGTGCCGCGGGTGCTGACTATCGCAGCAGAATACGAACTCCGCGGGTGTCCGGATTGCCTTTTGTTATATGGTTACTATGAGTGGGGCACCTCGTCATGGTGGCGAAAAGTCCTTCAAGGAGTACGCAATGGCGCAGGACTACGAAATCAACGTAAAGGTAAAGGGAGTCGATCAGGCGAAGTCGTCGGTCGATAACCTCACCGACAGCATGAACGAAGCCGGGGAAGCCTCCGGCGCTGCATTCTCCAAGCTGGACTCCATGCTTGGTGGCGTACCCTCCAAAATCAAGGGAGCCGTCGGTGGTGTCAAGAACCTAGCCGGAGGATTCAAGAGCCTGCGGGCCGCAATCATCTCAACCGGGATTGGGGCGCTTGTCGTCGCCCTGGCTTCCCTTGCGACCTTCTTCACTAAAACGCAGCGCGGGGCGGAGATGCTGGAAAAGGCACAGGCCGGACTCGGTGCCGCCTTTGCTGTCATCACGGACAAGGTGAGCGCCTTGGGTGAGGGTCTCATCAACGTCTTCACCAACCCCATCGAATCCATCAAGGGCTTCGCGGATTCAATCAAGACCTTCGTGATTGATAAGGTCCAGCAACTCATCGACGGGTTTGGGGTCTTGGGTTCTGCTGTGGGTGCCCTCTTCCGTGGGGAGTTCTCCGAGGCCGCAGAACTGGCCAAGGAAGGGTTTATGAAGGTCGGCGATTCCGTCCTTGCACTGAACCCCGCCACTGCTGTCCTGTATCAGGTAGGGCAAGCCGCCGCCGATATTGCCCCGGACATCATGAAGGCCGCCAACGCTGCGGTCCAACTCTCCGACGATGCCATAAAACTCCGACAGGCACAACGGGACTTGGCAGTTGAATTTGCAGAGGGTCGAAAAGAAATTAAGAGGTACAATCTTATTGCAGAAGACACCACCAAAACCTTTGACGAAAGGATCGAAGCCGCACAGAGGGCTATCGATATAGAAAAGAGCTTGATGGCCGAGCGCCTAAAGAATGCCGAAGAGGAGCTTCGCATTCACAACGAACAAATGGCTCTCTCCGAAAGCACGGAAGAGGACCTAGAAAGAAGAAAGGATTTAGAGGTTGCTTTGTTGAATGCTCAGACGGAATCGTTTGAGATGCAGACAACGCTCAACAACAAGCTCAACACCTTAGAAGCGGCAAGAACCGCAGATATAGAGGCGCAGCAGAAGATTAGAAATGACGCAATAGACGCTAATCTGGCAGAGCAGGACAAGAAAGAAGAAGAGGCAGCCAAACGAAGGATAGAACGAGAAAAGAAAACAGAGGAGGCGATTGCAGCGCTGAAGACGCAGGCCATATCCTCCACCTTCTCCATCCTGAAGAACCTCACCGACGCATCCGAGAAGGACACGGAAAAGAGCGCCAAGAAAGCCTTCAATCGAAACAAGGCTATCAGCGTAGCCGAGACTTTGGTTAATACATACATGGCCGCACAGAAAGCGTATGCGTCGCAAATCATCCCGCTGGACCCAAGTAGCATCATCCGCGCACAGATTGCCGCAGGTATAGCCGTCGCTTCAGGTCTGGCCAAGGTGGCCGCCATCAAGAGTACCCAGTTCAGCGGTGGGGGTGGAGGTGGCTCCGCTTCTGCCGGGGGTGTATCCGGTGGCGGGGGCGGTGGCTCCGTGGGTGTAGACGTCGGCTCCCTTGTACCGAATACAGCAACGCCAACACCGGAACCCGTTCGGGCATATGTAGTATCGAACGAAATCAGCAACCAGCAGGCCCTCGATAGAGAGCTGCAAATTCAGACAACGCTATGAGGACAGTCGAGCTATTGATTGACGAGGAGCAGGAGGACTTCGGAGTGGAGGCCATCAGCCTCGTCAAGTTCCCCGCCATCGAGGAGAATTTCGTGTACTTCAACAAGGAGCAGAAGTTGACGCTCGCCAAAATCGACGAGGAAAGGCAGCTCCTAATCGGCCCGGCGCTGATTCCGGAGAAGATGATTCCGCGCTACGACGAGCAGAACCAAGAAGAGTTCGAGGTGTACTTCTCCAAGGAGACGGTAGAGCAAGCCGCAGAGCTGTTTATGCGCCAGAAGAGGAACGACGAATACACCGTCGAACACAAGTCCAAGGTCGATGGGCTGTCCATCTTCGAGTCTTGGATAGTAGCCGACAAAGACAACGACAAGGCCAGCCTTTACGGGTTCAATGTCCCGGTCGGTACTTGGATGGTATCGGTCAAGGTCCACAACTCCGAGGTCTGGATGGATGTGAAGGACAAAAAATACAGGGGGTTCTCTATCGAGGGGTACTTCATCGACAAGCTCATCAAGATGGAAGACGTCACAGTGGAGGCCATTGCCGAAGCTATCCGTGAGGTCTTGCAGCCGGTGGCGTTTCTCGATGGAAAGCCCCTCTTTGAGACCGCCCTGGAGGCCAACCTAATGGCCGAGGCCCTCGGATGCGAGGGACACCACAAGCACCAAATCAACGACAGGGTAATGTATATGCCCTGCAAGACCCACGAGGAGCTGGACCCGCTCCTTGCAAATGAATGAAAATCCAATATATCCCGCATTGAAACCCCGACCCATGTCCGTGATTGAAAAACTAAAAGAGGCCGTCCGCTCCGTAGTACAGGAGCGCCAGGACCTCTACGCCGAAGCCCGCCTGAATGATGGTCGGGTCATTGCTACCGAAGCCGAGCAATTCTCTGCCGGTGCCCCTGTCCGCGTTTTGAGCGAGGACGGAGAGGCCGCCCCGCTGGAGGCCGGAACCTACGAACTCTCCGACGGTGGAGAGGTAACCGTAGACGCCGACTCTCAAGTGGTGGAAATGGAAGAAGAGGAGAATAAGGACGAGGAGATGCAAGAAGAGGAGAAGAACGAAATGGGAGCAGTCAAGGCCGCCCTCATGGACCAGTTCCAAATCTCTGAGGAAGTCGCAGACCAAATCATGGACGTCATCAAGGAGGCCATGAAGCCCGCCGAGATGGAAGAGGAGGAGAAAGAGGAGGAGATGGAAGAAGAAGAAAAGAAAGAGGAGACGCAGCAGGTCGAGATGGCCGCCGTCACCGACCTCACCCACGAGATGGCCGTGGCATTGGAAGCCATCAACAACCGCTTGGAGCAGTTGGAGTCTGCGCCCGCCGCAAGCCCCGACCGAGTGCTGCCTAAGCACAACCCAATCCCTAAGGCCGACAACCCCCGGTCTTCGTCTTTTGACAACGCATTTAATATCATCAATTCATTCAAATGATTCCCGCAAAATCTAAGAAGTACGACTTCGACATTACGGTCAACCCGAACACCTACGCAGGTGAGTTGGCTCTGCCGTATGTAAGCGCTGCCATCCTTGGCGCCGAAACCATCAACAAGGGCCGTGCCCGCCTCATCGAAGGCGTAGTCCACAAGGCCGTCATCAACGCCCTCGACTACGACGGAGGCCTCTTGCAGGCTGCCGGCTGTGCGTTCAACGACGGTGCATCCATGACGCTCTCCGAGCAGGTGGTAACGCTCAACGACTTGATGGTCAACGAAGCCATCTGCCGTGGTACGGTCTTCCCAACCTTTATGGCCGCACAGGGTCGCATGGTTCGGGACGGTCAAATCCCACCAAACTTCACCGAGTTCCTCCTCGCTACTACCGCAGAGCAGGCAGGCAAGTCTCTTGAGTCCCTGATGTGGGCCGCCGATGCTGGCGCCGTTTGGGGTCTGGGTCTGCTGTCTAACGACGGAGTCATTGACGAGGCCGGAATCGACGCTTCTGCTATGGCAGGTTTCGCTGAGGCCGTATGCGATGCAACCTTCACCAAGGCCAACATCCTCGCCAACCTTGACGCAGTCTTCGCCGCTGCATCCGCTACCCCTGGCATCCTCGGAAAGCCCGGAGTCGGATTCTACATCTCTTACGAGGCTTACGCTTTCTTCCAGCAAGCTGTCGCCGACAAGGGAACGGAAGGCAACTACAACAAGGACCTCAAGGAGGTGACGTACTTGGGTTACCCAGTGTACCCCACGAGCGGCATCCCTAACAGTGCCGACGCCATTGTCTTCACCTACCCCGATAACATCGTGGTCGGTACCAATGCATACACCGGAAACGAGGCTGCAAACCTCATCCCCGCATACCAGTACGACGGAAGCGACAACGTGAAGGTCACGATGAACTTTGCCGTAGGTTGCAATGTCGCCGTCGCCGCAGACGGTGTGGTTGGATTCGCATTCACCTGATACATGGCTTGTACTATTACCCTCGGCCGCGCGCTGGATTGCAAGGACGCCCTAGGAGGTTTGACGAAGGTCTTCTTCGTCAACAACTTCTCGGACGGACTTGTGACCGCCGCGGGGACGGGTAACGGCACAGCAGGAACGGCAACCGTAGACACTACCGCAGGGAAGACGTTTACGATTACCGACCTCCCTTCGATGACTGTACTCCAGTACGACCTTCGTCCGGACCTGTCGAGCTTTACCATCAACGTCCAATCTGACCCCGCTACCGGCGCCTCTCTCTTCGAGCAGACGCTGAACGTGGTACTTCAGAAGCACCAAGAAGCAGACCCAGAGCAAATCCGTCTCATCAGCCGGAACCGCTGCCAGATCTTCGTCTTGGACAACAACGATAACCTCTTTCTCTTCGGTGCCGCATACGGCATGGACTTGAACGGAGGAACGCTTACCAGTGGCGCCGCCCGCAATGAGATGAGCGGACAGACCTTGACCTTCGCCGGTCGTGAGGCTGCCCCTTACTATCTTGTGAACGGTACTGCTGGAGTCGGAACCGCGAAGTATCCCTTCGACGGAATCACTACCGACGCAAATATTACCATCACAACGGGCTGAGGACCGTTATTTGTTCGTGTGTTTGGGAAGGGGCTGCCGAGAGGTGGCCCTTTCTTATATGTGATATTGATGATTGTCGTTGTCAAGAATAACCCCGGAAGCGTACAGAATACCGTGTACCTGACGCCGAAGGAAAAGCGAGGAGCGGCAAACGTCGCGCTCTATGGGGCGACCATTTCCGCCTTAGGGATGGAGCTTAAGAGCCTGACCACGGATAAAACGGCGATGGTCAACGCCCGCGTCCTGACTGTAACGGATAGGTTTACCACCTTCGTCTTCGATGCTCAGGTACCGGCAGCCGACACCAGTGCCGACCTATCCGGACCGTCTTGGCCGGAAGGGTATTTCCAGTACCGCGTCGTAGAAAGAAGCTCCTCTTCTGACGTGCGGGCTATCTCTTCCACGGACGTAATCTTGGAGGAGGGCTTGGGCTATCTTGTCCGGGGACTACAGACGGGAATCCTACTCACCGAATCCGGCGACAACCTCACCACCGAGGAACCGGGAATGATACTCAAAGAAGATGCCACGGCGACGAGAGAAGCATACCAAGAGACAACCTACGCAAGCCACACAGACGACTCCTCAACCTTCACCTTCTATGAGTAAGCACGAGTTCAACGTCTATGGGTTGCCTACCCACGAACTGCCCCTCTTCCAAGAGAAGGCCGGACGTGATTGGGTGGACTATGGTTTTGACAATTGCTACGGCGACTACCTCCGCGACCTCTACCTCGGCTCTAGTATCCAGAGCGCCGTCGTGAGTGGGGTGTCGGAGATGATTTACGGAGAGGGCCTAGACGCTACCGATAGGGACGAGAAGCCGGACCAATGGCTGAAGACCCAGCGCCTCCTCGAAAACTCCGACGAGAACATCCTGAGACAGTTGTGCTTCGACTTGAAGCTATACGGCCAGTGCTATGTTCAGGTCATTTGGAATCGCGTAAGGACGGAGATAGCAGAGCTGCGGTTCATCGCCGCGCACTCGGTACGGAGTGGGATAGCTGACGCCCAGGGCCGCGTCGATTCCTTCTATGTCTCCCCGGATTGGTCACGAGTTCGGGAGAGCCGATACGCCCCGGTAAAGTATCCCTCGTTCAATTTGGAGGACCGCACCGAACCCGCTTCGGTCTATCAGATAAAGGCATACCAGCCCGGCGTCTTCTACTATGGCTTGCCGGACTACGTAGGTTCCACGAATTACATCGAGCTGGATCGAGAGGTTTCTACCTTCCACCTGAACAACATCAAGAACGGCCTCTTCCCGTCCATGCTTTTGTCCTTCAACAACGGCGTCCCCAGCGACGACGAAAGGAGGGCCATTGAAAGGCACGTAAACGAGAAGTTCAGCGGCTCAAGCAACGCCGGGCGCCTGCTCATTTCGTTCAACGACGGCAGCGACTCCGCGCCACAACTGACCCCCGTCAACCCCAACGACAACGACGGGATGTATGAGTTCCTCGCGACGGAGTGTACGACCAAGATTCTCGCCGGCCACCGCATCACCTCGCCCCTTCTCTTCGGTATCCGTGGGGAGGGCAATGGATTTGGAAACAACGCCGACGAGCTGCGCGATAGTTTCAGCCTATTCCAGAACACGGTAATCCAACCCTTCCAACGGACCTTGTTGGAGGGCCTAGAGCCACTCTTCGGGGTGAACGGAATCGACCTGGACTTCTACTTCAAGACCTTGAAGCCTGCCGACTTCATCGACGTGGACGCCGTACAAGCCCAAACCACAGACGAGCAAGAGAAGGAAGGACTCGAAAAGGACGAGTTCAGCCGCCCACACACGCCCGACGCTACCGCAGACCTGCTTATTGCTCTGGGAGAAGACGAGGACGAAGAATACGAACTCATCGACGAGCGGGAGGTGGACTATGACCTTGAGGAGAAGTTCGATGCTGTGTGGACTTTTGCCCGTGTGCCCTCGTCCAACCCGAACGGAAAGAGCGACCAAGACACCGACCTTATTAAGGTCCGGTACAAGTACGCCCCCGACGTAGTGAAGGACAACACCCGCGAGTTCTGTCGCAAGATGATACAGGCCGGCAAAGTCTACAGGAAGGAGGATATCATGGGCGCCTCTGGCCGTGCCGTGAATCCGGGATGGGGACCGCGCGGAGCCGATACGTACGACATCTGGCTGTATAAGGGCGGGGGATCGTGCCAACACTTCTGGCAACGTAGAACCTACCTGAAGAAAAACAACAAGCGCATCTCTGTTACTGAGGCCCAGCGCATCATCCGCGCCGCCGGACCCGATGCCGAGCGACTTCAAACCAACGACCCAAAGGTGGCGCAGCGCCCGCGCGATATGACGAACCGCGGATTCCTTGACCCCCGCAACTTCACTACCCCGAAATAATGGCGAACCTCATTCTCTTCATCTCCCCGGCGAAGCTCAAGAAAGAGACCGCCCTAGGTGGGTCCGTAGACGACGAAATCCTACAGCCCTATATCCGCCTTGCCCAGGAGCTGCATATACTCCCCGCTTTGGGGCAGTCCCTATACGACGACCTCAAGACGAAGGTGGGGGCCGGCACTATCTCCGGCAACGACGAGACCTTAATGGAGGACTACATCGCGCCCGCCTTGGTTCAGTTGGCTTTCTCCGAGGCTTTGCCTTTCATCCGTGTGCGCATCGTGAACAACGGGGTGAGCGTTATGGACTCTGAGCAATCGACGGCGGCAACGTATGGCGATATGAAGCCGCTCATGAACCGCTCCAAGGATTTGGGGCTTTTCCATATCGAGCGCCTCATGGACTACCTCGACAACAACCAAAGCACGTTTACGGCATTGGATGCGGAGACGAGTGGACAATTGTGCCGCAACCGCAGGAACTA